TCCCCACAGGTCAGCCGGAACTCTAACCCTTCCAGATTTATTTCCATTTACCCTCACTTCTTTACGAGCTTTTTTGCTTTCTTTTTGGCTGCTGATTGACTTTTCTGTTTCTTTGCCGGACTTTTATCTGCATTCTTTTTAGACTTTGATGTCTTTGTCGTAAGCGTTTTTATCTGCTTCTTCGTGCGTACCACTTTCAACCCGGCAATCGCAGGAGCAACAAACGATAACGTACACACCGCCCAGCTTTGAGATTCTTCTTTTGTGGTACTAATCCCGTTAAAATATACCTCCGTGATTCCGTGTGCATTGATCTCTGCTGCCGTAAGTTTATATTTCTTCTGTTTTTTTTGCCCTGACCGTTTAAATAAACGCTGCACAAATCGAATCATATTTTCAAAGTCATAGGTTGCATTCTCTTCGATAAATAAGTCGATTTCTACTTGCGCGGCCTCGTATCCGGCAGGCTGGTTCGATACTTTCTTCTTTCCTTTTTTCTTATCTTCCAGTTTTCCCTCTTCGGTTATTCGGATACTTTTTACAATGCCGGGAAGGTAATCCTTCCCGACTTTTATATGCTTGTCCTGAATGAATATCATCCTGACCTCCTACGCTGCCTGTGTATCTCCATCCGTAGAATCCAACTCATCAAGCAGGTTTTTCAATTTTTTCAGGCTGTCGATAGAATCAATATCAACATTCAGCTGCACATCATACTTATTGTACGTAGTGCCACCAGAGCGCTTTGATATTGCTTCCTTGCTTAATGATTTACGTGAATCCCGCTTCGTCACCTTATTCTCAACCACAGCAGACACAACATCTTGCATTCGCCCCCATAAAGTGTCGAGCGGCAGGATCGCCTCATCACCAGCTTCACCACCAACCATACCATTACGGCCATTAATGCCAAACAGTGTCGGTCTGGTCATGATACCGCCCTTTGCATAATAACTGACACCAAAGTTCGGAACTTGCGCAGTTGCATCTCCTGATCCGACCGTGGAATATGATACCGTCACATGGGGCAGTTTCGGTGCCGGTACGGTTACAGATATGCCTGCAAATGCATTACGTACAGCTGATGCAGCCTGATTTGCAGCTGATGTCACCGTAGATTTCACGCTTGCCATACTGCTTGATACAGATGACTGTATATGTCCCATCCCAGATGACCATGCTGATTCCATCGCGCTGACACCGCCCTGCGTTGTCTGCTGTGCCGAAGCAACTGAAGTATTTACGTCTCCAACCGCCAAATTTAGACTGCTTGTATCAATATCAAAACCAACTGTTCCACCATCCGGCGTTGTTGCAGACGCCATAGCCTGATTGATCGCATCCTGTGCTGATGCTGCTGCACTGGATGCTGACGCTTCCATGCCCGTCCCTAAACTTGCCATAATGCTGCTTCCGGCTTCTGCCACACCTGATGTATCTACATTTGACAAAGACGCTAAAATACTATCCATGGACGTTCCGGCCGTACTATCCAATGCAGCCTGCACCTCTGTGCCGCCTAATTGTACCCCATTTGCAAACGCCTCCATGCCTTCCATACCGCTGATTTGATACTTGCTTGCATCAAACGCAATCTCTGGAGCCTCGACTGTAGATACCGTAGTGGGCAATGATACCTCTGGCAAATTGTAGTCCGTCGCTATTTCAGGAGTAACTACTTCAGTTTTTGGTTCTGTTACCGTGACTGTTTCTGCAATTTCCTCATCCTTGCCGCCTCCTGATAACCAGTCCGTAAATCTGCCCCATGCACCTTTTACTGAATCCACCAAGCTATGAAATCCATCCATAAAACCATCCTTAATGCCATTTATCAGGTTACTGCCGATTTGTATCCAGTCAATGCTCAGAATAGTATCACCGACTGTCTTAAACAAATCCGGTATCATTCCAAGCAGCATTGGGATTGCCTGTAAAATACCGCTGATAATGTTGCCAATAATGGCCAGACCACCTGATATTAAGTTTGGGAGTACCTGTCCAATACCAGCCAGCAGCTGCCCGATCAAAGATACACCCATTGCCAAGATCGCCGGCAGGTTCTGAACAATGCCAGATAACAGACTTAAAACAAGTTGGATACCAGATTGGATCACAGCTGGAAGCGCTTGGATGATCCCGTTTAGCACCATGACAACCATCTGTACACCAGCACTCAGTATCCCTGGCAATCCTGAAACAATCATGGTTAAAAATCCGTTTATGGTTTCCGCTGCAGCTGCAGTTATCCCGGGAAACTGCTGTACAATACCTGTTATCAATGACGTTATGATCTGTCCACCGGATAAAATTATCCCCGGCAGGGCTGTTGCAATCATCGCCAAAAATCCATTCATTATTTCTGATGCTACTGTCAAAATCTCCGGTATTTGCTGTAAAATGCCGGTTATCAATGATGTTATGATCTGTCCACCTGACATCAATATATCAGGTAATCCAGACAAAACCCCACTTACAATATTAAACAGGAGATCTAGGCCAAATTGCAAAAAACCGGGCAGATACGTACCGATAGATGTCAATGCATTTCCGACAAATCCACTTATAGCACCAAATACATTGCTAAATATACCCTGTAGATTGGATACATCACCGCCACAGGCTTGGAACAAGGCAATTAATCCCGCGACAGCCGCTGCAATCAAAGCAAATGGCCCTAATACTGACAAAAAACCGCCTGCACTGAATACCTTTTTCACACTGGATACAATACCGCCAAGGCCGCTGAACGTACGTCCAACTGTACCGACCACAGCAATCAATGTACCTGCAGCAATCAGGAATATCCCTAAGTACGCCACGATATGCATGATAGATGCAACTGTCTCCTGATTTGCCGCAACCCAATCACTGCCTTTTTGGATCACGCCAGCAATCACATCCATTGTACTGTTCACAGTCGGCAGCAATCCCTTTCCAAGTTCTTCCGCTGTATTATGTATCTTCTGCTTCATAGTCTGAAATTTTTGTTCTGGTGTATTGTTAATTGCAGTAGCCATCTCTTCGGTTACAGCCACGCCATTTGACATGGATTCATGCAAATCATCAATCCCAGTTTTCAGCTGATCCGTATTCTGATACAAAAGATCAATCAATGCAATCGCTTCGTCCGTACCAAAAGCTTCCTTTAACTGTTGCTTTTCAACAGCATCCAAAGTATCTCCATATTTGCCACGTAACGTTTCCAATATGTCCGGCATAGACATCAACTGATTGTTGGAATCCAAGAACGTCAATCCAAGTTCTTTTCCTGCTTTCGCGGCAGTATTCAAGAATGATTTGTACTTTGTCGCTGCCTCTGATCCGGACATAGTCGTCTGCAACTGACCTAAAATTGCAAGCTGTTCTTCAAGCGGTACCTGTGCGTTTGTTGCCGTCGCGCCAAGCATACCGATTGCGCCAGCCATCTGAGATCCGCTTGTCTTATAATTTTTTACGGCAGTTGCAATTCCAGCAGAAAACATCTCGCCAAATTCAAGATCAGACATTTCCTCGTATGCGCCTTTATAAATGCCATATCCGGTTGCAAACAGCGATCCCATCTCTTCTGTCGTGGATTTGGTTGCTTTACCAGTCAACGCTGCCAACTCTGTAAACTGTGCAACACCTTCATCCGTCAACGATGCAATACCGGACTTAATATCATAAGACGCAGTAATAAAATCAGCTTTTGTCGTCCCAGCCCAAGTGTCCGAGAAATTTTTTGCAGCACTCTCTATAACCTGCAGATCCTGAACACCTAAGGAAGCAATCTCGCCCAACGCATTCTGCGTATCGAAAGTTGCTGTGACTGCTTTACCGCAGGCAGACACGATACCTGTCCCTATGCCAGTCATTGCAGCACCTGCTTTCTGCATTGCCGCAAATGATCGTGTCATAGTTCCGATTGATCCGTTTACATTCCCCATTTTTCCGGTCAAACGATCAACCATATCGAGGACAAGGGATACTTTCAATACACTGTCCATTCCCATATCCTTATCCTCCTTCATCTGAGAACAGAAGGTTTATCGCATTAACAAACCCGATTTTTATATCATCTTGATACATTTTCCGGGCTTGCCGTGCCAATGCAAGCAGCCTGTAAAATTCCCCCAGTGTTACGTGATCCAGATCCGGAATCATCCTGCTCGGCAGATACTTACAGATCAAGATCCGTCCAGCATCGTACAGGCTGCTTTCTGTTTCTTCCTCCGCCTCATCAATCCGTTCTTCAGCGGATTTTACAGGCGGCGCACCGTCGTGGTCTTCGATAAACCCAGCATGTACAGGAGCTTTTCACCAAGACTGATTCCCATCGCCGGAAACTCGTTGAGCAGTTTCTCCAGATCCTTGCGCTGCTCCTGACAAATATTGTCTAATACAAATGTCCGCATCGCCTTCGAGCTTGATACCGATGCTGTTTTTACGTACCGGTCATAAGATGCCGCTTTCGGCTCAGCGAATAAAAATTCCATCGTCCGATCCATGTCATCATCCTGAGACAGATTTGTTGTGACGATGTACATTTTTCCGCGCATCCCTTTATCTGCGTACTTTCTGCACAGATCTTCAAACGTTTCCAACTGCTCCATCATCGGTTCAACCGGATTCTGCTGCATATATCCGGTATCCTGCTGTACCGGTTTTGACATTTTTTCTGATAAAATTTCCTGATCTTCAAAATAACCCATTGCTATATCCTCCTTATGCGTTTACGCCGTCAATACAGATACCGCCCATTGCGATACCCTCAAGACTAATCGTTGTAGACTTATCGCCCTGCTTACCACCAAAACCACCGCGTTTGGTAAATGTTACATTCGTTAATACATCTGTGCAGGTCGTTGCTCCGACATCTGCATACGATACCGTAATCTTTGGGATCACGATCTTATAAAATCCACCCTGATTCCGGTATGCATCAACCAGCGTATTGTAGTCCTCGCGCAGCATCTCAAGTTTCACCGAGTTACTTTTGTTTCCTGTTCCAAAGCCTCTTGGATTTCCTCCTCGCCCATAAACCAGTTCTTTGTCCTGGCTATCTTCATAGTCAATGGATGTCGGCTCAATATTCTGGCATCCGGACAGCGCAATCGTGATCGATGACCAGTCATATACCTTTCCATTTACAAACTGTTTCCTTGCCATGTTCTCCTCCTACGATACCGCCCCTGCCATAAAAGTCAGGGATACCACATTTGCATACGCCCGCGGCTTATAGCTTACCCGCACCGGGATCTTCTGTGCCGTCAACAGGCTCTCCGGATCAAGCAGTACCGCCTGTCCGCTGCTGATGATCTGGTCTTTAATCGCATCCTCAACCGGGATATTCAGGTCTGCCTGTACCGGCGCTGCCTCTGTTTCAATCTCTGATGCGTCAAAATCTGCTTTCAGCCATTCAGTTGCACGCTTATACACTTCGCGCACCAGTCTGTACATCACACGCGCATGCTCGATTGTTGCGAAATCACTGTTTTCCGGCGCACAGGTGTTAGAGCTTGCAAGATACCATGCATCCCGTCCCGGATACCGGCGCAGTGCAATATATCTTGCAGCATCCAGATCCTCATACATATCCTCAATGCCTGTCGGTACAAGTTCCAGCACCTTGCTCTCGCTAATCGGGAAATCCCTGACATATGCGATGCTGGTGGATTCTTTCGCCTGTGCGATCATGCCCATAATATAGGCTGCCATGTTCGTCACACGTACACGTCCATCCATCCCTTTAAACCGCGCCCATGTCTGTACTACTGCAACGTGACGTCCTGCTGATTTACAGTCTGTCTCGATTGCCTCCATGTAATCTGTAACAGCCTCATCATTTCCTGCTGATCTCTGCTCGCAAACGATCAGCAATGGACGCCCCGCATTCGTCTCCTGTGTCTGTGCCATTGCTTCCAAAGACGCCCACAGATCTTTGTTAGTTGTACCAACAATATGCACCGCCTCAATATTTGCATGGCTTTTATAAACACGTTCCATAGCTGACAAGATTGCTTCGTTGCTTGTTGTCGGTGCTGCCACTGTAAACGCGTAGGTATCACCAGCTGCAAACTTGTTTTCCGCCTTCGCCGCAAACGCCAATGTTAATCCCGTATCCGGAATTTCATAGTTTCCTTCCAGCGGCACGGTCATCTCGTCTGATTGACTGCTTCCTCCGTCTGTACTGACTGTGAACGTCGCCTCATTCGTAGCTCCTCCGTCCACGATCTGAACAACCACATCATACGCATTGATTCCTGTACCGGACACCGTTACGGTTCCTTTTCCAGTTCCGGTATGTATCACCCCAGACGGTTTACCACCTGTAGTGGCAGCCACCGGATAGCAAAACATCTGCTGTGCACCACCGTCGATCGAATCAATACAGGCATCTGCAAGCGGTGACTGGCCTAACAGATTCCTGATCTGATCTGTATCCATCGTATTGCGCACTTCAATCGGATCTGTCACTTTTGATGATATGCCAACCTTTGCGTGTACACCGCTGATCCGCTGTTCTCCAATCCCGGAACCGCCATCTTTCACATCTACTTCCACTCTTGATATCATCTTTTCCTCCCATCTGCAGCTGCCGTCAAAAACTCACGCAATGCTGTGTCGAACTCGCGCTCTTCCAGCATCTTATTTTTCGACCAGTTCTTCTGCTGCTTTACGCCTGCCAGATATACGCTTGGCACCTGCTTGGCAATCGCCCATTCCTCTACTGTTTTGCGTACTACCTGATCCGGCACAACCTCCTTCACAGCCTTCCTTTCCATTTATCCTCACTCCTTTTCCATGCCAATCTCCGGCTTTCCTTCTATCTTGTCAGCAGGAACATCGTCCTTATAAATTCCGTATGTGAACGTCACCGGTATTTCAACCGCAATCTTAGCCTTCAAAATGCTGTCTTTTTCATCAACCCAGTCTACTTCCCCGGCTTCAACTCCTACCCAGTTCCCGTTTCCATCATCATATCCCTTGCTTATCGTTTTAAAAAATGCCTCAAGATGCGCTTCCAGATGCTCTTCATCGTACTCGGCAATAACAACTGTATACACGGTTTCCATGTCATACAGCTTCACCCGGTTCATCGTAACCGCCCCGTTATCATATATTTTTTTTGACTTCGAACGAACCGGCTTATCACTGCCTCGCAGGATTCCGGCATAATAGCTGCCTTCATCTTCAGACATTTTTTTCAGGCTCTCATAGATCACCCCAGTTATCCCGGACGCACGCAACAAATCTTCCAGATACTTTTTCTTCGTCATGTCAAAGCTTCCTCCATCAGTTCAATGATCTCTGTTCGATCCGCATCAGACAGTCCAAGGAACGGACGCGCCGGAATTTTGATCGCAACCTGTTTTTTGTGGTACCATTTCCCGCCAATCTGGAACGACAGCATCCGTTTATTCTT